GCTTATGCCGATCAGAACAACATCAAGTATCTGGGCCTTGCAATCGGCTCGCCGTTCGATCTGTCCACGTCTCTTACCATCGTGGGCAATACTGGTGCCACCCTCCCGCCGGCCGTGACGGTTGAAGCTGGCCCCGGCATTCTCAGGGGTTATACCGTGACGGGCGCTTCCGCCTATACGGATGTTGGCCGCCAGGTCTATCTCCGTAACGACAACGATATGAACCTGACTCAGGTTCTTTCGCCTCGTATCGGACGCATCGAGTATTGGAGCACCGGCACGACCGTTGATGTCCTGGTCTACGGCAACCTTGCGGCGGAAGTCATCTAGGAAATCTTAGAAGGAGAAATAGACCATGCCCTCTCCCGTCAATATCGGAGCGCTGCTTACCGCAGGACTCCGCGCTGATTACTCTCAGGCGTTTACGCCTAGATACCAGGGCGTCATGGCCCGCATTGGATCGGTTATCGGCGAAGTGCCGTCCGATAAACTGACGGAGCTCTACGGGGCTCTGAAATCTCCCATCTACCCAATCCGTTGGGATGCTGGATCGGAGATGCCTTCTAAGGACGTGTTGAGCGTCCAGATCTCGGTGACGAACCGGGATTGGGGCCGTCGCGTCTATCTTCCGCGCAACTGGGAAGACGATCAGACCAAGACGGCATGGCAGGTTGCCCGTGGCCTTGGCCAGAACTGGGCCACGTTGCCTGAGCGACTTTTCTATCAGTTCATCACCAACACCACGGATGCGGATCTTCTGCCCGTGATCACCAGTTCCTACGATGGCACGTCGCTCTATTCCGCTTCTGCCCGCGAAGGTGCGTCCAGCGGAAATATCGTGACGCAGACCGGATCGAGCACCGTCCAGCAGGTCATCACCGATCTCTTCTCGATGGATGCTCGCTTCAATGACTTCCAGAATGCGGAGTCTCAGCCCTTCTGGGATCCTTCGGACTGCAATAACTATACGGTCTTCTATGGCACCAGCATGAATCTGGTGATGATGCAGGCCGCGAAGCAGATGGTTGTCCAGGGCAAGATCACCGGCACGTCTACTACGGACGTTTCCACGTCTGCCGGCGTTAACAACACCATCATTGCTTCGGGCAAGTCGGTTGCCTGGCAGATGTCTCAGCGCATTACAAACAGCGCAGTCTATACCTTCCTGACGGGCATTCCGAACGAGTATCGCGCCGTCGCTCGCCAGCTCCGCAAGGGCATGAACGAAGCGATTGGCAACTGGGAAACCAGCGACCATACCCGCTCGACTGGCCAGCCGTATGTCCAGTATGACAACCGCGAGACGGTGTTCTCATTCCTGTTCCAGTCCACCGTCAAGATCGTCTAGTGTTTCTTTAGCTTGATTCAGAAAGGAGAAGGGCATGGGTCGGACGAAGAAGCTTACCGCTCAGGAAATCCATCCTGACGCTACCGCCATCGCAGACGCGCCTCCTACGGCGCTCTATTGGTGCGGCATGCTGCCGGCCCAGGGCACCTTCAAGCTGAAGAAACCTACCCGCGAAAAGGATTCCCAGACTAACGACTATTTCACTTGGATTGACGTCACCTCTCAGGAGCTCTGGGAGAGTGAGGTTAACCAGTGGGTTGGGCGTTGCCGCTGGAAGCAGTCTCTTTCGGTGAATGGATTCTCCTTCGATGCTTTCACGGAAACTCTTATGCGCCAGGTCGGAACGCCTGGCGATAATCTGAGCCGCCATTCCTGGCCTGGAGCGATCATCGAGCTCGATGAGGACCGCTTCAAGCATATCGTTGAGCAGTGCTATCGCAATGTCATTCGCCTCAAGAATGGCATGGGCCATGAAATCTGCATCGATCAGCCGAAGTCGTACATGATGCGGCAGGACGGTAGCGAGACCTCGATCAAAGAGGGCTACAACTCTCGCACCGATACCTTCGTTGCGCATTATGTCTATGCGATGAAGGTTGATGTGGATCCCCAGCAGTTTGATAGGGATACGTATTATCGTCTCGCTTTTGCGTGGGATGAGTTCTTCAAGACCCCGCCTCAGTCGGTTGCAGAGATGTACCCGCTGAAGGATGGAAAGGTCCAGTTTACGGCGCAGTCCGAGGGGGCTTAATCTTCTCGGACCCGTCCGGAGGATTAGCCTTTGGCGACTCCAACAAGGGCCGCAATCTACAGCCAGATCCAGGCTGTTGTTGACCTTCTAGAAGAGTGGCGTAAGTTCGGGAAGGTCAATGCCAAGAACCTGATCTCCATGTTTAACTCCATTCAGACGATCTCGGCTGGAGATTATGTCCCGAACATCCAGAGTGTTCTTGCGGCCTATCGCCAGAACGCAGCCATCAACATTTCCCCTACCGTTGTCGCTGCCTTTCTGAGGCCGCTTCTTCAGACCCTCTGCAAGTCGGTCATCGGCCGTGGGGATCCGAATAACGATGCCTCGATGCATTTCGAGATCTACAAGTATTTCCGGGAGAACGGCCAGCGGGTCCAGAGCCGAAATATAACTTACGGAACTCCGTTTGCAGGGTCTTCCAACGTCGGAAACAATCAGATCATCCGCCTTGCAAAGGATCAGTACAACTTCAACATAGAGAATACCTTCCTCGATCAGAAGCGCATCCTTTGCGTTTCCGATTACCAGACCGGGACGCAGCGCGGGAATGAGATCTTCACGGTTCAGGGGCAGACGCCGGCTATCGACGATCTGGAACGCTCCGGATCCGGCTTCAGTGGGTTCTTGCAGGCGAAGACCACCGATGATTCCATGCTCTTCAATGCGAGCTGGACTTACTTTACCGGGGACGCAACCAATCCCACGGCTATTACCAACTGGACTTCGACGGATCTCGCCGGCGCTGCCATTACGATGTCCTCGAGCTTCGCAACGCTCGATTCCACCAACTATTTCCGCTCCGCTCCTAGCGACCAGGCCGCCACCTCATACGCTATCAAGCTGGTCGCCTCTCAGCGTCTAAGCCAGAAGCTTTCGGTTAAGGGAACTAAGCTCCGCTCCGATAGGCCATATCTGCTGGCAGTGGCGTGGAATGCGGCCGTCTATTCGGGCCAGGGAACCCTTACGTTCAGGATGGGTAACACAAATCGCACGGTAACCATTACCGGCGCGACTGGATGGAACGTCACGCTTATTCCTACTCCTGTCGGCTCGTTCGCTCAGCAGTCATGCTGGCCTAGGCTGTTTGAAACTGATGATATGTCGATCAGCATCGACTTCACCAGAAGTAGCGGAAGCGTTCTGATCGATGACGTTCTGCTTCTGGAAGGGCAGATTACGGATGGGACGTTTGCTTGGTGCATTCCCAACAGCACCACGACGGGTTGGGTGCCCAGCAAAATGAACGATGTCTATACGTATGCAGATCTTGCTGCAAGCGATTCCAAGATCCAGAAATATCTGTGGTGGGGCTTCGGGGCCTATTGGCCACATAGCGTAAGCTCCTCAATTACGTTGTCTGATCCTTAGAGGTAGATATGCCTGCGACTACAGGTAACGCGGTAATTGCGAGCGGCGGAACCACTTCAAACGCGGTGGATCTAGGGGTTTCCACTTATCCGGATGGCGGCATTGTTGGCTTTGTGATGCCGGCAACGTTCACGGGAGCGTCTGTTAGTTTCCTTGTATCGGTGGATGACTCAACCTATCAGGCGCTTAATGACTCTTCAAATGCAGCGGTAAGCATTACGGTGACACAGGCAAAGACCTATGGATTCAAAGCGGATGTTCGCTCAGTCCTGGCACCGTTTAGATTTATCAAGTTTGTAAGCGCCTCAAGCGAAGGCGGGGCTAGAACGATTATTCCTATCGTTAAGTAAATGGCAACTTTTCTATCGGCCTATCAGTCCAGGTTTAGTACGCAGCTCCGGACGAACTGGAGCCGGCCGCAGAATTCGACTGCCACAACTCCGGATACCACTCTTGAAACCCTGTCAGATACGGACGTGGTAGGCGAATTCAAGAAGCGTGGGATTACTCCTGATAGCACTGATGATCGCCATGTGACGACGGCCATGAGCGGCGTGATCGCTCGCCTCATGTTCTATACCCAGTCGCCTGGATGGGGGGAGGCTTGGGGGTCCTTCAAGGATGATCTCGAGCTCCTGTCCCAGACGACTGCCAGGGATCGGATCATGCCGACTACTGATTCATTGCTTGTGCCTACGCTTGATACTCCTGGCGCACTACCTCTATTTGACCGCAATAACTTTCAGAACTATCAGACAAACCCTCCAGATGGGCAGCCTCCCGCTCTTAGCTGATATGGAGGGACAATGGCCGCTTCCTTCAATTTCGAGCCTGTAGCGGACGGGATTCGCCGACAGATCGAACTCCTGCGCAGCCAACTCAAGGATCCCAATAAACCGCTTCTGTCTGGGAAGACCCTGATGAAGTGGATTGGCGCTCTGGGTGTCGCTTCTTCTCAGAAGGCATTCAGAGAGCAGGGTCTTGGGGATATCAAATGGGAGCCGCGCTATCCGGACCAGGAAGCCCCTAAGTTCAACATCGCTGGAGCTTTGATGGACTGGAAGGCGGGACGAAAGAGCCCAAAGCCTAATCGCTTCCAGGATCGGCCGGCGCTGATTGATGAAGGCATACGCGGCGGCATTCAGGGAAGTCTTACGTTCAATGTCAGCGGGCCACTCTCCGTCTCATGGGGAACGGCAAAGCCTTATGCTGAGAAGCACCAGAAGGGCGGCACAACGACGATTGTCTATGACGATGCGACACGCCAGCGCATCAGTGAATGGCTCTATAAGAAACCGCCTCAGAAGAGGAAGGTTACGAAGGGTATTCTAAGGACAAATAAGGTTAGCACTGGCCTGGGTAGGAGCCAGAGGCGCAGCGATTATGAAAAGCATATCGCCCCATTGGTCCATAGTAACCAGTGGACGCAACGCATTATTGCCAGGCCATTTGTAGGCATCACCGATGAAATGGCAAAGGACTGCGAAGAGGCTATCAAGATCTACTTCAGGAAAGTGCAGCACTAATGGCCGCTCCAAATAGTTCGAGCATTATCCGATGCCCATCAACCATCGTCTTCAATGGAACGACGCTTGGGGAGGCTAGGGCAATCGAGTTTCTCCCGGAGGCGCAGATACGCCTTGTATGGGCGGAAGAGCTCGCCTCTTATGTGGATGCCTTCTATTGTGGGGAGAAGGTTACTGCTCGCTTTGTCCTTAGATATCCTGATTCTGATGCTCTGGCGGCCGTTTGCCCCAATGCCACTGGCAGCACCTTCAGCTTCAATGCCACGGGTAGCAACCGTGGCGGGAAATCGCTTTATGGTTCGGCTGGGACGCTTGTCATCACCCCGCGCTATACGAGCCATCCCAAAGTAACGATCAATCAAGCCATGCTCTGCATTAGCGAGACTTCACAGCTCCTCTATGCCTGGAACAAGGAATGGGGCCTTGATTGCGTGTGTTACGGTTCGATCAACGGTAGTGGCGCATCCTATACGGTGGGTTAATGGAAGAGGCTAGGAAGGTCCGGGTTGATTGGTTCATCTGCGATGTCACGAACATCGAGGTTGATCTTTCTCCCGCATTGATGGGCGGCCTAATTTCTAGCGCCATGCAATACCTCAAGGCGAATGGGACAATTACTTGGGAGAAATGGAGTCTTCTAAGCGATGCCTCTAGGATGGCGTTCTCCGAAGCTTTCAATACGTTGAAGAGCCGTGATGCGGCGGATATCCCAACATGACCGAAAGCCAGCTTCTTACTGCGATCAAAGCGGAGCTCGTCGCCCAGCTATGGACTGGCGGCTCTAACGTGGTCTTCCCGACCGGATGCGTTGCCATTACCGCTGATGTTGAATTGGCAATGGATTCCGCAATCCAGACGATGAGAACGCCTTTCGTGCTGCTCCAGCCGCTCGGGACTCAATCTGATCCTGAGTTTGATGAGGATCCGAACTTTGTAGCGCTCAACCTGAAGGCTCGCATTGTGGTCATGGTCCCAGGAGATAGCGTTGGGGAAAACGCTTTGATGGGTGCCAATAAGACCGCCGGCGCTACGTTCAGCGAAGGGAGAGGCATCTTTGAAGTAGAGCAGGAGCTTTTCAATGCGATAGGGCGGCTGAACGGCCTCGAGAGTTTAACGCTACAGTGCCGCCAGAAGGGCGGTGTTTCGGCTGCTATTGTTGGTAGCAATGTCTATCTGGCCTATCGGGACCTACAGTTTGAAGCCTTTGGGACGATGGTCTAATGCCTACTCGCCTTGAAGGTGTCCAGATCCCTGTTGAGCTCGATACGAGCAAAGCTCAGCGTCAGCTTGACGATCTAGAGCGCGACCTAGATAAGCAGGAAAGAACTGGCAAGCGACTCCAGGACACTATTGGTCGCGGGCCTGGTAGCAAGCCTTCTCCGTCTGGGAGAATGACCGGCAGTTCTAATCCTGATATTGCCCAGGAGCTCTATAACGATCTTCTGAAACAGATCAAGGTTGATCGCATGCGTACCTCCAGCCAAGTGAGGCTGGAGCAGGCAAGACAGGCCAATACGGTTTCCGGAAAACTAAATACCGCCATTGAAGGTGCGGTTGGAGATGGTCTTGGCGCTGGGCTAAAGTTCGCTGGAAGTCTTTATGCCGCTATCAGCGCAACAAGTAAGGCGGCCCCTATTGTTCTGGAGGCTGGCCGCGCTTTGGCTGGCCTATCTCCTAACGACCCCAATTTCAAGGCGGTGGCCCAGCAACTAGAGAACCTTAGAAACTCCGTTACCTACCTTGAATCCTATGTGAAATCCGCAGTAACAGGTATCGGCAAGACTTACGACATGGCAACTGCGATCTCCAGGGTTCACGGGAAGGTGCCTAATCTCAGTGTCGGATATGGCATCTACAAAGAAGCAGACATGCAAGAAGATATGCTGAATAAGAAGTTCAGCGAGTTCAAAGCGAAGGAAGTTGCTAATGCCGTTGGCGTCAGCATTTCCGAGATGTTCGAGGGGGGGCTTAACCGCTAATGCCGGTTTCAAGAGAACTAACTGTCACGTATGGTGGAGTCGCTTTTGGCGGGTCTTCCGCTCGTCAGATCGATGGGTTTACCGTTGTCGAGAAAGACTATACTACTGCGGCATTTGAATTCAGCTTCATTACCAGCGCCTCGAGTGCGGCGGCCTTCGCAACGGAATGCACGGCCGTAGAAGATGCCTTTCGCAAGCCAAGGCAAGATCTTACCGTAGTCCAGGGCGCTTCAACGCTTCTCTCCCTAAAGCAAAGCGATAACACTGGTTTTGATGCCAACCCCTCCATCATCAAGCAAGGCGATATGGGGGATACCGGGCGCAGCCGCTTCTATCATGTCCGCATAGAATTCGGGCTTCCGGCCAATAACCTATTGCTTAACTTCCGCCGCTTCTCAACAATCAACGTGGACTATAGTCCTGAAAGACGGCGCACGGTAA